GAGAGGACGTTTAGACGCAAGAAGGACGCTGAAGAGCTTAGTTGCGGATTTGAGGTATTCCAAAGAATAAAATAGTATTATATCGGCTAACTATACAAAGTTATAGTATTTAGTCGAAAACCGCAATCCTCCAAGGTAAAAACATCCCGATACTTCACAGACCGGGATGCAATACTAAACAAAGAGAGTTTCCGAATGAAAATCAATATGAACAAAATAACTTTAAACCTTAATGAAACTAATACCTATTGTCTAACCATAACAACTATAAGTTACTGATAAATTTTAGGACATAAACCATAGTACAAAATTGATGCCAAAATGGCAATGTAACAATGTTGCATTCATTTTCAGCAATATAAAGCAAACTCTTTTTTACTTCCTTGTGGAATATCGTGGCGCATTCCACAGTATTGTAGAATAACTCCACAGTTTTAAGTAAGAGCTACTGACTCCCATTCGCTCCAAGTAAATGCACGAAAGTTCTTATACCTCCGTTTCCTCCCATTGTACTCATAATTTGAGTTATCCAAGCAGGGGAATAACCGGTTGTCGCTATGAAGCTATATCCATTTGGAATTGGGCATTTAACAAGTTTATGACAAATGCGGTATTTTTTTATTGTATAGTGTGCCTCGGCTTATGTCGAGGCTTTTTGTTTCATAATGAAAGCCTTCTCTTCTTTAGATTGAGGAGGGAAGGCTTTATACAGCTAAACAAGAATCATAAGCCTCACGGCTTCATGTGTACAAATATAATGCCTGCTTTTATCTTTTTAAAGGATGAGTGTTCTGAATTTATAGTCAAGTCCTCTGTTTTTTTACTATGGAAATCACACTGATATTTTTTTATATTCCGAATCTCCTTACCTTTGTGTAATTATATCTGCTTATTTCAATGAAAACTGAATTGATAGAGAATATAGCTTTTACAAAGGAAGACTATATTCAAAAGACAACGAATGAGAGCATGCCTTCCTTTGATGAGCTCTTGGATACCATAGTCGCATTTGTGGAGGAGAACGGCGGTAGTCTGGAGGATGCCGTTGATATGGCGAACGATACGTATTTTCAATTATAAATGATTAGATAAAGCAATTATGGCAGAAGAGAGTAAATATGCATACGACGAGGAATCCGTCAAGGTAATAATTGAATGGGCACAAACAGCCCAATTACCCAAAAAGGTGATGCTAAGTGAGGCGGAACATATCTTTGACACCTCTCTGTATGTTAATGCGAATATCTGCGATATTAAGCAACATTATCCGGATGCATTCTATAATCCGGCCATTGATAGATTGTGTCGGTTGAAGGAAATAATAGAAGGAGCGGCTAAATAGTCGCTCTTTTCATATCTTAAGTATAATAAAAGTCATCCTCTCTTTTCGCTAAAAGAGAGGATGATACAAACAAAACAAACATTTTTTGTGTCTTCACAGACACAAAAGAATAAAAATGTAAAATGTTCAGGAGAACATTTATATATGCAAAAGTATGACATGTTTTTTTATAAAACAGGACAAAATATATAAAAGTCTACAAATAATATTTAAGGAAGGTAGAGCTGTGCATAGATTTTATTGCTTTTGAATAAATTATACAATTTATCAGCCTGATGTGCTACATTGAGAGATGGCCATTATGGATAACTGGGAGCTGATATTGGGTAATTGATATAAAAATCCCAGGTACGCTCGAATGGTCTAATTCCACTTCTGCAAATCGCCCTCATACTTTACAAATGTTTTTGATGCAGGTCTATATAGCTTTTCTGATTTATTTTTGTTTTTGCAATTTTTCGGCAATTATTTAGCCCCAAAAGTGAAACTATTTTTAATTTGCTTGTTTTTCGTAAGTACTTGTTGCACCTAAAAAAGCACTTCCAACGTTCGCTTACGGAGGAAGTGCTTCACACAAAAACTAAACTAGACTTATTGTATTGAAAATATAGCTATAATCTGTGTATCACTTCTTTATAGGCTGGTTTAAATCTGATGTCGACAATAAATAGGAAAAATCAGCTCATGTTTTGTTGTATAACGTTACTTTTCTCAATGTTCTCTAGAACCTCGTCGATGAAAAGCGAACGATAGTGCGGACATTCCAGTACACCCTTTTCTTTCGCTTCCCGGTATACCTTGGAGAACAGTTTTGCTTTCTCCTTGTCGGTGGTCGGCAACTTATCTATGGGAGTGGCAAGGAACCGACACCCCCAGCCTTTGCAGGTAGGGGTGAGGGAACAATGGTTTGGAGTTTTCCACTGACATGAGCATTCGGTAATTATTTGATTCATATTTGCTATAATCGAATTGACATCAATCTTTGTGCTCATACATGTCTATTGTCTTGAAGAAATCATCCTCGTAATTATAGATGTCATCTAGGGTTTCAATAACATGTTTCACATCTTTCTTGTTTTCATCAATAGTGGCTACATACTTAGTGGCTGTATTGAAATACATACGACAAATAGGTTTGCGATTGTTGTCATCAAGCAGAATACTGAAATAAGTCTGTGCATCACGATATACTATGCGGGATATATCTACTTTCTTTCTACAGATAGCTTTTACAATTCTGTATGCATCTAACTCTTCTTCTGTAGTGACAATCTTGGATTCTGTATTTACTTCTTCTGTAGTCTCTTCTGATGTGTTTCCACTGTTTTTTGTTTGGCTTTCCTCTATTTTGGAATCACTAACTGTCAAAGCTCCTTTCAAACGGTCATTAATAATATCGTTGATATGTGAAGAGATAGCGCGTTTGACTAAAGGTGTGAATTGGTCTATTATATTTTGAAGCATTCTACCTTCATAAACTTTGGTAGCAAACATTTTCACAAAATCAGTGCTAGGCGAGGAGAATTCTTCTTGGATAATAGCCTTTAATTCTCCCATGTACTTTAATTCGCTGGCTGAGTTCAGAATATTGTCCACATCAAAGTATGATTTATGGAATTTTTTCAGTTCCTCGATTTGATTATCCCTTAAATCCGTAATATCCACTTCCAAAAAAGGCTTATCATCCATTATATTGGGTTCTTTCAAATCTGTATAGAAGCGGTAGATAATTCCATTGGTCAAAAGTCCGAACTTAGCTTTTGATACGTTGAAATAGCGTAGTAGTTGGTTATCATGTAGGTTTAAATCTTGCTTCCAATGCTTACATTCAATCAGCAATATAGGCTGGTCGTCCTTCATGATGGCATAATCAATCTTTTCTCCTTTCTTGGTCCCAATATCGCAGGTCATTTCTGGCAATACTTCCAAAGGATTGAACACATCATATCCCAGAGCATTAATAAAGGGCATGATGAAAGCATTTTTAGTAGCTTCTTCTGTCTGAATGTTATCTTTCAGCTTTTCAATTCTATCAGCAAGCTGTTTAATAGTGTCTTTAAAATCCATAGTATTTTACTTTTTAGATTGATATTATAGTCTCATATTGCGTTCAACAACCTTAATCACGTTGTATATCTCCACTACATCATCAAGGTTAACGGTGTAGTCATTGAATAACTCATTGAGCGAGTGGCAGGTGATATTACCTTTATCATCTTGGGCCGTGATTTGCTTGATGGATATGCCGTTTGTACGGTGTACAATAACGAAGTACCAGTCGTTAATATGAAGTTTGGGAAGCCAAAGGTCACGTCTTACTTCCCTTGCTAAAACCTTGTCACCATCGCAGATGGCAAGCCTGCTGTTGTCATCCATACTGTCACCTTCTGCTTCAAATATGCGGTATTTTCCGTGATAGGTCTTATCTACGATTACCGGCATTGTGGGCAAGGTGTCTATGTATTCGGTATCTCCATATCCGGCGAGATAACCACATTGTGCTTTGATGTGTATAACGGGCACGTTCATGTAGCTTAAATCGTCAACTGGGCGGGCGTTGGAGTGGTACGTCTGTGATGGAGCATCGGTAAGCATATTTCCTTCACCAGTTAGTAGCCATTCTAAATTGTATGCAGGGAATGCACTAACTATCTTTTCACATGTTGCACGTGAAGGTGTACGATGCTCGTTAATAATGCGAGTGATAGTTACATTATTAGATATACCAATAGCTTTACTGAATGAATTCTTATTCAAGCCTTCTTTTTCAATAATAAATTCAACTCTTTTCCAAGCTTCCATATTTGAATATACTAACAGTTAGTTAAATGTTGTAAATAAACTAACTTTTAGATGGTAAAAGTTTGTATTTATACTAACTGTTAGTATCTTTGCAACATCAACGTCAACAACGACTACAAAATAATGAAAAATAGTTGAGTTGGCAAAATTAAAGTAATACCTAAAAAGGAGTAGTTCTTTGATTTATTGATGTTGCAAATTTAAAAAGGGTAGTATTTCTACCACCCTTTCAGTTCTTAACCTCTATGGGTTCGTTCTGACGGCTGTCTATTTGAAAGGATGCAATAATTACAGACTTGCAAGCCACTTCTTGCCTGATTTGGTGAATGTCCATAGGTAAATACCGCCTACTATTGCTACTCCTACTGCGAAAACGAATATTAATACTTCCATACTATTTTAATATTTTGTTTGCCAGCAATGCCGACAATACGGTTAATACTATTCCAAACATAGCAACGAGCCACATTGTTGCGTTTTGGGTGTCAGAGAACAAAGGTAGTGTAATTCCTATGACCAACCCAGCGAAAGAAAGTTTGGATAAGTCGAAGAAATATCCTGCGAGTTTGTCTCGTCTAGTCTTATTTTTTTCTTTCCGTTCTTGCTTTACTGCTTGTTGTTCGCTCCAGTTCCCCATAGTTATTTCTTTGAAAGGTTCTCGATGGTACGTTGCTGGCTCTCTATGACGGAGAACAGGCGTTCGTTGGTGATGGGGGTTGGTACTTCTGATTGTCTTGGTAATGAAATTCCAATCAATTCTGATATGTCTATATTCGTTGCCTTAGATATAATCATCACCTCTTCTACGCTACGCTTCATTAAGTCGTCATATCGTGGCATATTGTTGGGGTGAATACCTAAGGCATCGGATACAACTTTATAGGCTATTCCCTTTTCTTTCAGCAATTCTCTTAAGGTCATACAATCATATTATATTTTATTAACTAATAAATATATCATAATTGATTGTTATAATCAAAAATGATAGTATATTTGCAACGTCAACAACGACAACAGCAGCAAAGATGCGAAGTTTGAGTGAGATAACCAAAAAAACAACATACCTAAAAAGGAGTAAGACAATGAAAAAGTACGATTTACACAAGATTATGAAAGCAGCTCACGAGATATACAGAAAGTATTTCAAGCTATACCAGCTTACTCACGGTGTACAGACTTTCGGTGATTGCTTGAAACTCGCTTGGGCTAACGAAAAGAAACGTGTTGCTGATGAAGAAGCAAGAAAGGCTGAGAAAGAAGTAATGAAAGCAGCTTTGGTACGACCGGAAAGAAGAAGTTCTTATGATTACTGCAACGCTCCAGCTTCAGCTTACTACAATCAGAACAGCAAAGGAGCCTTCGGTTCCCGTTACGTAGGCGATTAAGATAATTATTCGCAGAAAAGGCAGCTACATATACCATGCAGAACAGCTGTACGCTTAACATGAATACTTGCGCAAGTGGCGTGCAAAGCCTTGCATGGGCGAATTGAAAGATTCTCCGTCCGGTCATTGAGCCTACCCTTTGATGGGAGACGGAGAACGAGATGGAGTGATTGCCCTAAGCAATCCGTTCCAGAAAGCGATACTGGCGCTTACCCTCAATCCCAGCATAGAGGACGCGAGAGATACCCGGAGTAGCAAGAATTTGCGACGATGTCTGAATGGAAGTTCAGAACGAGCGAAAGATTTGCAACGGTGCGAAATAAGAAGCCGACATGCCCCGAACGGTCATGCAGCGAAGTACAGTAGCTGATAACTCCGGTGGGAAGAGCAGAGAGAGCTTATCGGGGCACGAATATTAATCGAAAATAGAGAGAATATGAATGAAATAATAGATTACATTAAGGATTCACCAATCGAGTATGCGATTGATGCCTTGTCTGTAAATTATGTGATACAGACTATTGTTCAAATGGTACTGTTCCCCTTTGTGCTATACTTTTGTTGGAGGGTTTTTAAAAAGATACTTCGTAACATGAAATAATTAACAGAAACTCCTTACAATAGTATATGTAACCAATACGATGATAAACAGCAGGAATGAAACATACGAACATCCTTCACAGAATACGAAGATTTTTCTTTTTGGTATGCTTTCATATACGTAAGCTTGACCGTGCGGTAATTCCCCGTTATGATATTTTCTTAGGTATTCCCGATAGGTGCGCACAGCTTGATTGCTCAACACTCTATTCTCGTATAGAGATATTCCAGAGAAAAGGATACAGAGTGCATTTACGCATATTGCAGCCACAAGGAGAACCTTGTTGCAAAGGCTGTCCTCTGAAGGACTGCTTAAGAACATGTACCTTTCGGGAAGTACATGGATAGAAAGTGAGAACCAAATTTCATTAGAAAGTCTAAACAGGTTTTATGATTGGATAATGAACGGAACAGCTAAAGAATAAGTTTATGAAAACTTCAAATTCTATTTTATCTAAAGAATTAGGACTTCCTTTAAAGAAAGCCCTAAAGATTCTGAATTTATTAACCCACGCTGGGCTAATAACTCGAATAGTAACAAAAGAAGGGGCTCAAATAGAACTTACTGAAAAAGCAGAGGCTCTTTTTCCTTCAACGTCTCAAACTCTTTATAGAGAAAATCCACATATTCCTCGACAGTATTATGTGTATTGCTTCCAGATTCTTCATCTAATAAGGTTGAGTCAGTAAGATAATCTCGACAAAAGAATTTGCCGTTTATTCCATCTGCTTCAAGAGTTGTATCTTGTGGGAACCCTATTAGATCAAGAGCCCAATGTAACAGATTATCTATACTAAAGAATTTGAGTTCAACTTTCAACCCAATACATTCAAGTTCATCGTATTTGTTGCACAGATTGATATATTCTGTGATAAGCTCTTCAACGGTTTGCCTTTGACTTTTGAATAATTTATTCTCCATACTTACTTAATTTTAAATGTGACAATACAAAGTTAAGTAAATCTCCCGAATAAAGCGTGATGCCGCCAATCGGATTGGCTCGGGAGAGCTCAAATACTAATCATTAAAAATTTATAGCGATGAAAAAGCGAATAATCACAGAAAACTACACTCCGGCCTTGAGAGATATGGAGGTAGGGGAAGTTCTAACTTTTCCGGTTAAGGCGTATAACTCCATAAAGGGGACAATTATCCCCCGATTGAGATTGGAGTTCTGCGTTGAGGATGCTGACTGGAAAGTAGGGGAGGTTGACAAGAGGAAAGGTATTTTTGATGTGGAAAGAGTCGCATGATGATTTCCCTTTCTCCTACGGAACTGCTTGTCGCGAATGAGTACTGCAAGGGGCTTGCCGACAAGGAGGTGGCGGACAATCTGAATAAATCGGTTTGGACTGTCAAGACCCAGAAAAGGGCGATATATCGGAAGCTGGGTATCTCCAAAGATACGGAACTGCTTCTGTATATGATTTGCGATAGGCTTAAGCGTGATTTTGACTTGAAGGAATTGCGCAGGCACGGACTTGAATTCCTCTTCTCTATTTTATTCTTATTGATGCAGGTTACTTGTAATGATATTGACTTACGGAGAATGAGAATACCATCACGGGTACGGACAGCCATGCGATATATAAGGACTGGCCGAAAGAATAATAACGACTTTATTTTTTAACGGTATGATATACGAAGTGAATGGTGATTTACGCAGTTCCATGTTGATTGACGGGACCGCGGAGGCGAGATTGGCAGACATCCTCACTATTATGGATAAGCGCACTTTCCCAAAGAGAGAATCTGAAAAAATAGTAGGAGGTCCGGGTAGGTTAAGAGCGTTGGTAAATGCTCAAAGAGTGAGAGTTGAGTATAAATCTAATGGGAGAAGCTATTACAATGCTTCGGATGTGTTGAGCTTTGCAAAAGTAAGAAAGGGAAAGAACAATGAAAAGAAGAATCATTATAAACGTGCTACTGCTTAACGTATTGGCACTACCATGTTTATTGATGTTTAATGATGTAGACTCGGTAACGGGAGACTGGAATTATGGTATAAACCTTTTTGGCCTTGTGTATTCGTATTGGTTTTATCACAATGTCCTGAAAAAGGTGTTCAAGATATAGACCTCAGCGGAGGAAGTGTTTCACACATAATTAGATTGATTTAGAATTAGACATGGGAGCTGTCTCTACTCGTGAGAGTAGGGACAGACACGGGCAATTAGCTCAGCTTGGTAGAGCGGTACATGTAGTTAGTATTGGTAATTTGTCATGGTATTGTTTAAAGGTTTCATGTACAGGTCGCGGCGTTCAAATCCCGCATTGTCCACAAGCTTTTTATTGTTTAATCTATAATTCCGTTGTAAAGGACAACGTGAGGTGAGAGTCCTCATTTAAGTTTTTATTTTGCTTTTGTTTTAAGTGACTATCCCGGTGTGGCTTGACCGCCTATCCGGGAGCAACTTTGTTGACCTGCCTGCCCGGTCTGTGAAGATATGGTAGGCAAATATGGGCGTTCGGTGTAATGGCTAACACAACTCATTTGAGGAGATTGGCGGTTCGAGTCCGTCAACGTCCACAATCCAAGAGAGGGTTATTTAGTAGTTTTGTCGTGTTTTATTTTTTGTTTGTGTTTCAAGGTGAACGGTTTGTGAAAATAGTTCACCTATTCTGGGAACGTAGCTCAGTGGATAGAGCACCGTGTGTGGTGGAAGGTTGAGAGTTCGATTCTCTCAAGTAGATTCTTAGCTTAATGGGAGAGCACCACAAGCGGCGGTCGGTGGTTCGAATCCATCCGTTTCTACAAGCCTTTATGAGAGAAAATCCGCTTTTAGTCCGAGAGTAGGGCGAAGATAGCGCAGGGAATCATCCGCGCGGCATCGGTTAGCCGTTGACTCTATCTGAAAGGTAATGCGAAATCGGATAGGATTAGGAGTATTTGTCGTTTGCGCCCCGGAGAATACGCTTCGGGGCTTTCCTTTGGCTATTTTTTTATTAACCACTTTAATATTTTCTATTATGGGACTTATCAAAAGACCTAACGAGCTGACCGTTAAGACTACCTTGTCAGCACTGATTTACGGCCAACCTGGCATGGGAAAAGCCCAACCACTGTATTGCAATATTCTAACGCCAACTGGATTCAAGAAGTTGTCTGATTTATCCGTCGGCGATGAAGTTATGGGGCATGACGGAAAGGTGCAGAAAGTTCTTGGCATCTATCCGCAGGGGATAAGGCCGGTGTATCGGATTATGACTAATGATTCTGCAATAACCTATTGTGATGAAGAACATATATGGACAGTGAGGTCAAGTACAGGCAATAGCCGAAAGGCGGGATTCAAAAATGTGACTTTAAAGGAAATGATAGCGAAAGGTATCTCTTGTCCTTTGTCTCCTTCCAGACAATCAACAACAAGAAAGGCAATACCTCGTTATGAGATTCCCGTTGCAGAAGCTATGGATTATCCGGAAAAGGAGTATGAAGTAAACCCGTATATTTTGGGTGTTTTAATTGGTGACGGCTCTTTGACTGGCAACGTTGCTATGTTTTCCAATCCTGATATGGATAATCAAATATTGGAAGAAGTCAAGATGCTGTTACCTAGTGTATATTCTATTCGGAAGAATGAAGCTCCGCAGTGCCCACAATATAGTATTGTTCTTCGGGGTAATGGTGAAGGGTATATTCAGAAGATAAAACGTTTAGGATTGAACGTTCATTCCGGAGATAAGTTTATACCTTCTGAATACAAGCTCGGAAGTCGTGAGCAGAGATTGGCCTTGTTACGCGGGTTAATGGATACTGACGGGCATGCAAACAAGAATAGAGTCAGTTTCTCAACATCAAGCCGAATACTTGCGGATGATTTTGTTCATCTTGTCCTTTCCTTGGGGGGAATCGCTAAAGCAGTAGGTTATCCAAGAGAAGACAAGGGGATTGAATATAGAGTTACCGTTAACATGAGCGAATGCCCATTCACGTTAGAACGGAAGGCTGCGCAATGGAAACCTGTCACCCCGTCAAGATATATAATTGACGCAGAAAAGATAGAGGATTCTGAATGTGTTTGTATCAAAGTGTCGAATGAAGACGAACTGTATATAACAGATGACTTTATTGTAACACATAATACCACTCTTGCATTATCGGCTCCCAATCCGGTATTGTTCGATTATGACGGCGGTATTCACCGTGTCAATGCCGCCCATCGTGTACCGACCGTCCAGATTACAAGCTGGGACGAGACGAACCAGGTACTTTCGTCCGAAGAAATCAAGGAGTTTTCCACTATTGTGATTGATACTGCCGGAAAGATGCTTTCTTTTATGGATAAGGCGATTATGGCAGCGAATCCGAAGATGAAGAAAGCGGATGGTACCCTTTCTTTGCAAGGCTACGGAGTACGTAAGAACATGTTCATCAACTTCGTTAACCAAGTAACCCTCATGGGCAAGTCTGTTATCTTCGTGGCTCATGAACGGGAGGAGAAAGTAGGCGACGAAAAACAGATACGTCCGGAGATTGGCGGTTCGTCCGCAGGTGACTTGATTAAGGAGCTGGATTTGGTCGGCTATATGGAGGCTATCGGTAAGGACAGAACGATTTCTTTTGACCCCTGCGAGAAGTTCTACGGGAAGAATACTTGTAATCTTCCTTCTCGTATCAAATTACCCGTTATCATTGATGAGTCCGGTACCGTAACGGGTGAGAATGATTTCATGACGAACATCATCAATACCTACAAGGAGTATCAGAAGAAACAGACGGAGCTGTCATCCGAATATGACACTGTCATTGAATCTATTCGTGATGCGATTGAGCAAGTGACAGATGAACGTTCTGCCAACGAGGTGCGTGCCATCGTTATTGATGGCACTAATCATATCTTTGACAGCAAGGTACGTGCCGGCATGATGCTCAATGAGAAATGCAAAAGGTTAGGATTGAAGTGGAATAAACTCAGCAAAAAGTATGAACCAGCAGCCTAAATACAGATTCTACCCGTCACTGCTCGATAAATTCGAGCAGTATTTGCGGGCTGATGAACAAGTAGAGAGCTTCTGGAATGTCGATAATGAAACGGGGGAATATAAGAAAAGTCCAGAAGTAATTGAAGCGGAGCTGAAGCAAAGCCTACTTGATGCGATAAACCGTGTCCCGTTTGAGAGTGAGGCAGCTGATAAAGGAACGGCCTTTAATGCTGTCATAGACTGCTATATCCACAAGAAAAAGCATATACCAAGCGAACGGGAGCCATACACCATTATCGGTGATGGAGAAACGAATACCATTCAGGTATATTTTCCTGCTACTGATATCGCGCCAGAGCGTAATTTCTTATTTGACCGTAGCTGGTGTATAGAGCAGTCGAAGTATTTTTCCGGTGCATTGTCCCAAGTCTTTGTGTCCGCAGTCATTCCCACTCGCTATGGTGATGTGGAGCTTTATGGGTATATAGATGAGCTCGTTCGTGATACTGTATATGATATCAAGACGACATCTAAGTATGATTTTGGCAAGTATGAACACGGCTGGCAGCGCCATGTATATCCTTACTGTCTGATTGCTTCCGGTCAGATGGAAAGCGTGAAAGCGTTTGAGTACACTGCCTATCAGATGAAGGGCGGTACCAGCCGGACGCCACTAATTAGCGGAACGCAATACCCGGAGTATTACACTTACAATCATGAGCAGACGATTAAACTGCTGACCGCTCACTGTGAGCATTTCATAGAGTTTTTGGAAGCAAACCGAGACATTATTGCTGATAAAAAAATCTTTGGATTAGAGTAATGGCACAAGAAGCAATTCTGGAAAAGGTTAACGGCGAGGTACACATAAGCAAGTCTTTTGACTTCATGTGTTCCCAGCTTCGTAATGGTCGGTATCGTGTAAAAATCGAAAGGTTCACAGAGCCAAGGACGCTGTCACAGAATGCGCTTATGTGGTTGTGGTTTACTTGTATTGAGCAGGAGACCGGGACGGACAAGCAGGATGTACACGATTACTATTGTAACCGCTTTCTCAGAAGGACTTCGTATTTCAGAGGAAAAGAAATGGTCATTGCCGGAAGCACATCGAAACTCAATACAGTACAGATGACTGACTTTCTAAATAAGGTTCAGGCCGATGCTGCTGCCGAACTGGGAATAACGCTCCCTCTTCCGGCTGACCGTTACTATAACGAATTTATCAACGAGTATAAAGACAGGAGGTAGAAATGAATATCACCAAAGCAAAAATCACGAAAGACAACACGCTTGTTGCCTCTTTCAAGAACGAGAATGAGGACAATGTAACCATTGAGGGAAAGAATCTTATCCATAAGGATTTGCGTGCAGCGTTTAACGAATTGATTCCTCACCTTGCTTTCCTCTGTGAGCAGAAAGAAGCTGATGGAAAGGACTCCATAGATGAACTGCCGGAAGAAATCTTCTCTACATTCGAGGTCACGGGCTACACAGTTAGCGGTTCGGATGACAATGAAGGTGTGGTATTGGTTGGAAAACGTTTTCTTAAAAGTAAGAAGGTGCTTAACCTTATAGCTCCGTTTACCATGTTCAACAATGAGAACGAGGAATATAAGCATGCATTCGAACTGCAGCAGGCAATTGAGGCATGTAATTATGAGGTGGAACAGTATCTTACCGCTAAGAAATGGGCGGTAGTCCAGCAGGAACTTCCGTTCGATGGGGATATTCCTACGGACATTGCAGCCGACCCGGTGGGAGATGCTGCATTTGAAGAGGAAGCGAATGAGTTCCTTAAACAAGTGGTGGAACAGAGTGGCACTACTCTGACGATTGACGGGAAGAAAGTGAAGCCGAGAAACAAAAGTAAAAAAGTGAAGATTAAAGAGCCGGCAGCTTGATATGGCAGCACCTTTTTGTATCACCAAATATCCGGACGGCTTCAAACTGAAATTCATGTATCATCCGATGTTGGTTAAATGCGTGAACAATATTCCGTCAGTCAAGGCTAACGCAAAGAAAGCATATCTTTTCAATGAAAAGGCGTGGTGGGTTGACTTGGCTGATGAATGGTATGTTGATACAATGGCGAAATGGGCGGTACAGCAGGGATTCTGCGGTTCCGTACAACGGTCGGAGCAAAGAAAGGTCGATATGAGTTTTGACATTGCTCCGATGCCGCAGCTGACCGTTCCCCACGGATTGCTACTTGAACCGTACGATTACCAGAAGGAGGGCATAGCCTATGCTCTGGCCCATAAACGGTGTATCTTCGGTGACCAGCCGGGACTCGGTAAGACCTTGCAGGCAATAGGCACGGTGACGATTGCAAAATCCTATCCGTGCCTTGTTGTATGTCCGGCAGCACTTAAAATAAATTGGCAGCGTGAGTTCAAGAAATTTGCTGGAAAGCAGGCGCTAATCCTTGATGATAAGAACAAAAATACTTGGCAGCGCTTCATTGAAACCAAGTGTTGTGACATCTTCATCACTAACTACGAGAGCTTGAAAAAGTTCTTTGTATTGGATGTGAAGAATGATACGCGGTTTACGCTGAAATCAATCACCTTTGACCCACGTATAACCCTTTTCAAGTCTGTAATCATTGACGAGTCGCATAAGTGCAAGTCTACCAAGACCCAGCAGAGCAAGTTTGTTGAGGGCATTTGTAAAGGCAAGGATTTCATTCTTGAACTGACGGGAACACCGGTAGTGAATGACAATACTGACCTTATACAGCAACTCAAGATAATGGGACGGTTGGAGGATTTTGGAGGGTATAAGACATTCACCGAACGTTTCTGTAATGGGCCGAAGAAAGCCTCCAATCTGAAAGAACTGAACTGGCGCCTTTGGAATACCTGCTTCTTCCGGCGTGAAAAAGCTAAAGTGTTGACGCAGCTTCCAGACAAGACACGTCAGTATATTGAGATGGATATCACTACGCGGTTGGAGTATGAGAAAGCGGAAAGCGACCTCATACAATATCTGCGTGTCTACAAGAATGCGGATGATGAGAAGATAGCCAAGTCCATGAGGGGCGAGGTAATGGTTCGTATGGGCATTCTGAAAGCCATCTCTGCACGTGGGAAAATCAAGGCGGCTGCCGAATTCATACATGACGTGATAGATGGAGGCGAGAAACTGATTGTCTTTGCCTACCTAAAAGAAGTAGTGTTGGAACTGAAGAAGATGTTTCCCAAAGCTGTAACGGTTACGGGTGAGGATAACGCTACGCAGAAACAGATGGCCGTCGATGCTTTCCAGAACAATCCGGATTGTACGTTGATTATCCTTAACTACAAATCGGGCGGTACCGGGCTCACCTTGACTGCTTCCAGCCGTGTAGCCTTCATCGAGTTCCCATGGACTTTTTCTGACTGTGAGCAGGCAGAAGATAGGGCACACCGTAATGGGCAGAAGAATAACGTTAACTGTTACTACTTTCTTGGTAAGAATACCATTGATGAATACATGTATGATGTTATCCAGCGAAAGAAAGGTATAGCTAACGGTGTTACCGGAACGGATGATGTGGTTAAGGAGAATGTAGTAGATATGGCTATGGACTTATTCAAAGGAAGATTATGAGAAAGAAACAAACTACACCGCAATCGGAAAGTCAGATACAGCATAGCTGTCTGACTTGGTTCCGGATTCAATACCCGTCTTTGAGTCTTATGTTGTTTGCTGTCCCAAATGGTGGCAAGCGTGATGCCAGGACTGGAGCACAAATGAAGTACGAGGGAAGTGTAAGGGGTGTTTCCGATTTGATACTGCTTGTACCTAAGAAAGGATTTTCCGCTCTTTGCATCGAAATGAAGAGACCGAAAGGGAAACAAAGCGAGGAGCAGATAAGATGGCAGAGAGAGGCTGAAAAGTTCCGAAATAAATATGTGGTATGCCATTCTCTTACTGAGTTTATGAATGAAGTCAATTCTTACCTATTATGACCTATATAGATTATATCAATCAGTTTTGGCAAATTCGACGATATAAGCCGATGACGGCATATGAAGCAGACTTTTACTTTTTTCTATTGAAAGAATGCAATATCCGGAACTGGCTTTGCCCATTTGAATTACCAACACGTCTAATCCAAGCCGAATTAGGTTATAGTAACAAGACTATAATTGATTTGCGCAACCGATTGAAGCAAAAGGGGCTGATTGAATTCATTGAAGGCAATAGGAGAGAAAAGGCAGCGTCTTACATTTTGGTTTCTGTAGGTAACCAAAACGGTAACCAAAGTGGTAACCAAAGTGGTAACCAAAACGGTAACCCTTTATATAAGACTAAGAATAAGACTAAGAGTATAGGGGAAGATAACTCTGGCGAGTTATTCCCACCGGACCAACCTCCGAAAAAGAAACCTCCGAAACCCAAGGTAGAGTTCATTCCACCTACCGCCGAAGAGGTGAAAGAGTATTTCCGTGATAAACTTCCCGATTGGGAACTGCAAGCGGATATTTTCTACAACCATTTCTCCGGTCTCGGTTGGAAAACTGCTACTGGTGCCAAGGTGGAACGTTGGGACAGTCGGGCCAATCTTTGGATAATCGAGAAAAAACAGCAGGACAATGGAAAAACAGAAAATCAAGCCCAAAGACAAAACAATCGGGATGCTGATAAGGCAGCAAAGGCAAGAAACCTCCTTGACGAATATGCAGCCATCGAGCAGGGAAGTAATGCTATCAGCCATCAAGGAGAAATACCCGACCTTTAGTAAGGCTTCTGCCGTATATTCGACATCACTCCAGTCTATGCTTCTTGCAGATACCGAGAAAGCGTACAGCGAGAAGTCTCCCACGCTGTCAGACCTTGAACGGATGTACGGATATGGTTCCTCGTCTCTGTGGGTAAAGACGCAGTTACTGACCATTGATTTTGCTTCTTCCACGAAGGAGGGGGCCGATGAAAATGCCTTGAATGAGTTCTCTGGACTGTTCGTTAGCCAGTATCACTACATCAAACTGACGGAGTTCATATTGTTTGTCGCACGGTTCAAGCTGGGAAGGTATGGTAAGTTCTATGGTTATTTCGATACGATAACCGTTGGCGAAGCATTTCGGAAATTTCTTCGGGAACGGTCAGATGAACTGGATATTATCATTCGTCGACGCAATAACCAAGCTTTGGAGGAACAACAAGCTCCGGTAAAACGGAATCACCAACCGCCCGACGACTTACGGGCAAAACTGAATTTGAAATGAAAGAGACCAAACTGATAGCGACTATTCTGTCAATCCTGGCAGTATATGCCGCTTTTTATTTTGTCTGCTACTGGATAGCAGACTATTGTTTAAGGACTTACTTGTAACTGATGAAAAAAGACACACGATTATGAAACCAAGAAAACAACTAATTGACGCCGCCGTAGCCAATAGTAGCTTCAGAGAATGGGCAAAAGTTCCTAATGACTGGAAACCGAAGGAGATTGATTGAGTTATGAAATCATTGAAAGAGATATTATGCAGCTTAGAAGGGTTGTCCGACATTGAATTATTTGTCATAGACCTATTCTGTGGGGCCGGTGGTTTGTCGGAAGGCGTGGAAGAAGCCCGTTTAAATGGCAATAGATGTGCAAAAGTCGTTTGCTGTGTGAATCACGATAAGAATGCTATCCTTTCACATGATGCCAACATTCCTGATGCACTTCATTTCATTGAGGATATTCGTACACTGGAACTTTCACCGATAAATACTATTGTTGAACGTATCCGTGAATTATATCCTGATTCGATGATAATGCTTCATGCTTCTTTGGAGTGTACCAACTTCTCGAAAGCTAAAGGCGGTCAACCGAGAGATGCTGATAGCCGGACGCTGGCAGAACATCTCTTCCGTTATATTGATGTTATAGACCCTGACTACATTCAGATTGAAAATGTAGAAGAGTTTATGTCATGGGGAGATATGGATGAGAATGGGAAACCTATCAGCATGGATAAAGGAAGACTTTATCAGAAGTGGGTACGCAACGTGAAAAAATATGGTTACAACTTTGAACACCGTATCCTGAATGCTGCCGACTTCGGCGCCTATACCACAAGAAAACGCTTCTTCGGCATCTTTGCTAAAAAGAGTTTGCCGATAGTATTCCCTGAACCGACCCACTGTAAGGGTGGTAGGCAAGATATGTTTTCGCGGCTGGAGAAGTGGAAGCCGGTAAAGGATGTGCTTGATTTCTCTGATGAAGGAACTACCATTTTCAGGGAAAAGCCTCTTGCAGAGAAAACGCTTGAGCGTATCTATAACGGACTTATCAAGTTTGTAGCCGGAGGAAAGGATGCCTTCCTCGTGAAGTATAATTCTATGAACCGTACGGGGAAATATAACGCTCCTGGGATTGACGAACCATGTCCGGTGGTAACAACACAAAACAGACTTGGAGTAGCGCAAGTTTGCTTTCTTTCCAAACAATTCAGCGGACATCCCGAAAGCAAGAATGTATCAGTGGAAGAGCCTGCCGGAACAATCACATGCAGGGACCATCATGCCTTCGTATCAGCGCACTATGGGAACGGCTTTAATCGTTCGGTAAACGAGCCGTCTGCGACAGTTACAACAAAAGACAGATTATCATTAGTAACTCCAAGGTTTATCGCCAATGAGTATTCCGGTGGAGGACAACATACAAGTATTGATAATATTTGTCCGGCAATTTTAACCAATCCCAAGCAAAAACTTATAACATGCAAGCCTTGGATTATGAATACTTCTTTCTCAAATATTGGTAGCAACATAGAGGAACCGGCACAGACAATAACCGCAAACCGGAAATGGCATTATCTGATGAATCCACAGTTCAACAGTGCTGGCAGCTCCGTTGATAACCCCTGCTTCACCCTGATAGCACGAATGGATAAGATGCCGCCCTATCTGGTAGCAACAGAAAGCGGTCAGATAGCGATTGAAATCTACGACAATGATAGTCCTATGACCGTGAAGATAAAGGAGTTCATGTCACTGTATGGCATAGTGGATATTAAAATGCGGATGCTTCGCATTCCTGAACTAAAACGTATCATGGGCTTTCCGGAAGATTATGTGTTAGTTGGTACACAAGCTGACCAGAAGAAGTTTATCGGAAATGCGGTAGAGGTTACACAGGCAAAGAAGAATGCCGAAGCACTTTGTGCAAAACTTAGAGATTTAAGATTGAAGAAATTAAAAGAAGTAGCTTAATGAAAGAATATATAGAATTTTTAAAAGACAAGATGGCCATCAGCTGTCAGACCGGGTTCGAGGTCAATCCGGATGAACTGACACCGTCGTTATATCCCCATGTGAAAGATACAGTCCGCTGGGCGGTGTCCGGCGGTTGCCGTGCGATATTCTCCAGTTTCGGTATGCAGAAAACCGTTACTCAGTTGGAGATACTTCGGGTAGTCCTGAAACACAAAGGCGGCAAAGGGCTGATAGTTTGTCCCAAACGTGTAGTGGTCGAGTTCCTTACACAAGCGGAACAACATCTGCACATGAAAGTGACCTATGTACGAACTATGGCTGATGTGATGATATGCCCGACTGACATCATGGTTACGAACTACGAGCGTGTGCGCGACGGTGAAGATGGTGTAAGAATAGAACCTTCCTACTTCACCGCAACATCATTGGATGAAGCGAGCGTATTACGTGGTTTCGGTACCAAGACCTACCAGGAGTTCCTTCCCTTGTTTGCGGATGTTCCCTACCGCTTTGTCGCCACCGCCACGCCATCGCCCAACAGATACAAGGAGCTGATACATTATGCCGGTTATCTCGGTGTGATGGATACCGGGCAGGCGCTTACCCGTTTCTTTCAGCGTGACAGCACGAAAGCGAATAACCTTACCCTTTATCCGCACAAGGAGAAGGAGTTCTGGTTGTGGGTAAGTACATGGGCGTTGTTCCTCACCAAACCGTCCGACCTTGGTTATCCCGATACCGGATATGAATTGCCGGAACTGCGTGTACATGAAGAAGTGGTTAGTGTTGACAACTCCACAGCCGGAACTGACCGTGACGGACAAGTGAAGATGTTCCGTGAGGCTGCTCTCGGACTTGCCGACGCAGCGAAAGAACGTCGGGACAACATGCAGGAAAAGATTGTCCGTGTGGTGGAAATCATGAACCGTCCTGAAAACAAAGACGACCATTTCCTTTTATGGCATGATCTGGAGAATGAACGGAAGGCTTTGTGTGATGCCATACCCGGATGTAAGGCTGTGTACGGCTCGCAGGATGATGAGGAAGCCGACGAAGTGATAGCGGACTTTAAGGACGGCCGTCTGAAATATCTGGCTGCCAAACCGGAGATGCTTGGTGAAGGTTTGAACTTCCAGTACCACTGTCATAAGGCAATCATGTTCATCGACTACCGTTTTAACGACAAGTTCCAGGCGATAGCCCGTATCTACCGTTTCATGCAGCAGCATCCAGTTGACCTTTATCTGGTCTATGCGGAAAGTGAGGGAGGGATATACAAGAGCTTCATGCAGAAGTGGGCGCAACACCGCGAGATGGTAGCCAAGATGACCGATATAGTCCGTGAGAACGGTTTGTTCGGCTTGCAGGCAGAGGAAAAGATGATGCGGTGGATGTTTGCCAGCAGGGAAGAAAAGTCCGGCAAACTGTGGAGGGCAATCAATAATGACAATGTTCTTGAATGCCAGACTATGGAAAGTAATTCGGTGGACTTGATTGTAACAAGCATCCCGTTCTCCAACCACTATGAGTACACTCCGACCTATAACGACTTCGGGCATAATGAGGACAACGGCAAGTTCTTCGAGCAGATGGATTATCTTACACCGGAGCTTATGCGTATCCTTAAACCCGGTAGGTTAGCTTGCATCCATGTGAAAGACCGTGTTTTGTTCGGCAACGCTACTGGTGACGGTATGCCCACCATCGACCCGTTCAGTGAAATGACTGTATTCCACTACATAAAACACGGTTTCCGCTACATGGGGCGCATCACTGTGGATACGGATGTGGTAAGGGAGAACAACCAGACTTATCGGCTTGGATATACGGAGATGTGCAAGGACGGTTCAAAGATGGGTATCGGTTGTCCTGAATATGTCCTTCTTTTCCGCAAGCTTCCTTCTGACACCTCACGGGCCTATGCTGATTTGCCGGTGACCAAGAACAAAAGCGAATATTCGTTGGCCCGTTGGCAGATAGACGCTCATGCAAGTTGGAAATCTTCGGGTAACTCTCTATTGAGTTACGAGGACATGAAAGGGGCCGGCATTGACAAGATACGCTACCTATTCAGGAACTACGAGCGTGGGCACGTCTATGATTATGAGGAACACGTATCATTCGCCGAAGAGTTGGAGGCATACGGAAAACTGCCAAAGACATTCATGGCCGTTGACCCGGTAAGCAAGAAGCCCTGGATATGGGATGATGTCACCCGGATGCGCACGCTCAATACTAAGCAGTCGCAGAAGAAACGGCAGAACCACATCTGCCCTTTACAACTCGATATTGTTGAAAGACTGATTGAACGGTACTCAAACAAGGGTGAGTTGGTGTTTGACCCCTTCGGAGGTATCGGCACTGTTCCATATTGCGCTATCAATCTGGGGAGGAAAGGTCTGTCTACCGAACTCAATTACGACTACTGGAAAGATAGTCTTTCATATCTGTATGAGGCGGAGATGGAGGTCAGCGCACCCACATTGTTTGACTTAATGAATGATGCCGTATGAATATCCATCAGACAATCCTCCGCTCGGATTGCACCTCCTTCGCCAAGTGCGGCAATCACTCACTTGCCTATTGCCGGAGGTATGGCGCATCCGAATGCGGACCATGTGAGATTGTGAGGAGGAAACCCCGTAACCGGGTGGTGGTTGACGGAGTGGAGCGTAAACTGTGCACCCGTTGCGGTAGAGCACTTCCATTATCCCGGTTCTTCGATAGAATAGCCCGTCGTAACGGTAAGGAATACCATCTGAAAGCGTCATGGTGCAAGATGTGTATGGCAGAGATACAGAGCGAGAGAAATAGAAGAAAGAAAATGAATTGAGATTAACGTGTGCAAAAAGAGGCCATTTCTGCACATGAAGTATTAACACGAGCGGAAACCGGTGGTTTTTGCTCATAACAAGAAAAGATGAATATAAGTAAGAATATTCAGGGATACCCAGTTAAGTGCGCTGGGGTTAGAAAGAATAAGCGTATAAATTCAGCGTGTATGATATGCGACATATTTGACATAAAGAAATATTATACCAAATCGACATGGAGGATTTCAGGCATCAATCAATGCATAATGAACAGAATGTAATGAATATTTATAAAGTCAACGAATGGGCGGAGTTCAGAAAGAATTTTCAGAAATTACTGCCGAATATACCTATAATAGACTTACATGATGCACTGTTATCAGCTATCAATAATAGATTGGTAATTGATATAATTGCGTTAGACAATAGATTGCAGAATATGTATCCTGAAGAATGGGAGTGCATGTCTATGAAGGAAATAATTATTAAACATTATGGTTTGGAAGCCATGCAATTAATAGAATCAGTATTATGATATACGGATATTTAAGAGTAAGTACAGACGAGCAGGACTCTAATAATCAGAAGTTAGGAGTCTGCAAAAAAGCGGAATCTTTGGGGTTGTCAGTTGATGATTGGATTATTGATGATGGCATATCTGGGACGAAGGAGCCTGAAAAACGGTTATTGGGCAAACTTATGAAGAAATTGCAAAAAGGGGATGTGATTATTACATCCGAGCTTTCCCGTCTTGGTAGAAAATTATTCATGATTATGCGAATATTGGAATTCTGTATGCTTCATGAGGTTAAGGTTTATACAGTAAAGGACGGATACGAACTTGGAGACAACATACAAAGTAAAGTGTTGGCTTTTGCTTTCGGAATTGCTGCTGAAATAGAACGTGACATGATTAGCCAGCGGACTAAAGAAGCATTAGCCAGAAAGAGATTGGAAGGCGTAGTCCTTGGGCGTCCTAAAGGCAGAAAGAGTTCTCCTGACAAATATAAATTGTATGGGAAAAATGCCTTGATAAAAGGATTGATTGACGAAGGCATATCACAGCGTAAAATAGCAAAAATATGTAAGGTTGATAGAAATACGCTTGCAAGATTTTTGAAATATGAATTAATCAATTAGTATAAAACCGGTGGTTATTATGATGAAGTGATAGATGATGTTGTTGCATGGTTTCCCATCCCGTCTTTCGATGAGATACCAGAAGCCAACAAGGATGTACTGGAACGGATTAAGGAGAAAGGAGACTGCCATGATAGTAAAGAAAGAATTTTATAACATCAAATGTGACTGCTGCGGACGTGTAGCTGATGAGATGTGGCACGATACGGAAGAGATCGTAAGATATATAGCAACGGAAAGTGGATGGCTTCTGCATTGGGATAAAGCCTATTGTCCGGATTGTTATGATTTTGATGGAAACGATAATTTGATTATAAAGAAAGGAGAATAACTATGGATAGTATAGAACAAGCAAAAATAAAGAAAGCGAAAGCAGAAAAGGGCATAGATGGATAAACAACCCTAACAATGCGCATAAAAAGTGTACGAAGTGCGGCTGCATGGTTGACAGAACTTCTTCAAAAGGAGAAAATGTTTATATGTATACAGATAATAAAAGTAACAAATCGGCTGAATGCCCTAACTGTATTTGAATATGGAAGTAAAGAACGGAATAATAATAGATGGAGTGCTGCATGAATTAGTAGAAACAAAACGTAATGATTGTTTAAAATGTTCGTTACGTGATTTATGTCAAAATGAGTTCGGAAACGAGTGTCTATGTTGGATTGCTTTAGCTTCGGAATTAGAGATGATAAATAATGAATTTAAGTGTCGTGGCAAAGTAACTGTTACACTTTCCCATGAAGAATCTAAAAATGTTGGAGAAATATATCGTAATGGAGTAAAGATAGATAAGGAGGAATTATGAAATCAAAACAGGTATTATCAATCGAACAGATGAAGCACTTGCAGGAGCTTGGATTAGATACGAGTGATGCAAGCATGTGTTGGTGTTGTTTTCTTGGAAATATAGAGGAAGAATGGGAACTTGAAATATATGAAAATGTACTAAACCAGAAACGAGATAGTACATTTTGGGAAACACTTCCCACTTACACCTTGCAGGACATTCTGGATAAGCTGCCAGAATCAGTACAGGTATATGATTTGTACATATTTAAGAAAGTGGGGTTGTGGTGGCTCAAATATGTAGACGTAACGAATAATGGAACCGTTCATTTAGAAAAAATGCCGAGGTTGATAGATGCCGCCTATTATATGCTGTGTTGGTGCATTGGAAAAGGATATATTAAAACTAATTAGTTATGAAAGCACATGTAATATTTTTTCTTGTGATATTCATCATATCAGCATTATTCATCGGCCACTTCCGACTGACATTCTCACCGTTCAGTGTATCCCTACCCTATTGGCATAGGGCTGTAGGAGTTATTCTTATCGTTGCAGGATGCTTGGTCTACAATATAGGTGAGCATATATCCGGTTACAAGAAAGGGCTGGATGAAGGCATGGAGATTGTTTTGAAAGAGTTAAAAGAAAGATACAATGAAGAAGGAATAGGATTCCCATTCCCGCAACTTACCGTACATCAAGCAAAAGATTGATTATTGTTTCCATATACGATTTAAATTTTAAAAGAATCAGATAGAACTTAGACCAATAATCAAGAGGGGATAAGCACACTTTAATGCTTGTCCCCTCTTTTATATTTCAGTGTTTAGATCTTATTCCAATCAATCGTCGTCGTCATCATCATCGTCATCGTAATGCCGATAGTGCTTCTTGTGGTGTCTCTTCGGCTTTTTGTATTTATGTTTCTTATGGTGAAATTTGTCATGGCGTTCACAGTATGAATTATAATATTCATACCAGCAGTCACTATGGTGATGGACTCTGTCATAGAAAGGGGTATAATACACACTTCCCGGATTTATGCCGATTTCCACAAGGATACGGTTCCATCCGTAACGTTGATACCGGTTGTAATAATCACAGACGTCACGCATTTTTTTTCCGGAAGTCCTGGCTATTTCAAGTGCAATTCCTACATTCCCCCAGTCCTTCCCACAGCGTCTGTAGTAATCGTCCAAGGAACGGTTTGAAATATTGTATTCCAGACATAGGCGCTTTCTGTAATCAGAAAGTTCCACGGCTGCGTAGCGGTTGGCTCTGCCAATAAAGATGGAAATGCCATCCTGGGCAGGCAAGGTGCAGGCCAATAGGAGAAAAAGCAGTAGTAAATTAATCTTTTTCATAATGTTTTTAAATTAGGTGGATCTTTACTGTATAAAATTAGGACGGCCTTTTTTACAACTCTTATTCCAGTTTTTCTTTTGCTTTTTCAATTTCATCCCCGGCTTCATCCAGGGCTTTCCTCACATCATCTGCTCCCTCCTCAATCTGTTCTTGTGCTTCTTCGAGTGCGTCTTCAACAGATTCCTTTACATTTTCTACACGATCCTTAACCTTGTCTTTTGCTTTTTTCTCTCTGCATGATGTAAAGCCAAGTGCAATTGTGCATGCCAATATGGCAAATAAAAACTTTTTCATATTCTTACATTTAGTGATATTGTTTGATTAGTTAAAATTCAAATGTAGAAATAAATATTGTCTTTAGCAAATGGTGGAAACATTTTTAAAGATAATGTAGGAGTAAAATATCTTATTTATTGGTACAATATGTAATGAAAGTCTTCCAAATAATCGGATAAATTGGAGACAACTTGCTTTTGAGATGTAGTCTGTAATATGTACCAAAAAGGCTATCCTCCCGGACAGCCAATCTTTTTGTTAACCTTAATCTAATACTATGAAAAACACATTGCAAAGGTAAGGTTTTGTGGGAGTTATGCAAATTATGAGCCTTTGTTCAGCCATCTTATAACATGGTTTAGCTGGTAAATGTACTTGTTAACCATTAACGGTGTAATTGTTAAATTGAAGGTTGGGATTTATTTAAGGTATTGCTGGCTAAAGCAAAATCTTCTGCCAAATCGTGTCAGTAACTTCTTTGATGCCGAATAGTCCGTTCGTAGATTATTCGGTATCTTTATTTTGTAAATCAAAATAATAAAGTATGTACGCAGTAAATCAGTATGATGCAGTTGCAGAGAGTTATGATTCTCTGTTCAAAGACAAAGCCAGTATTGAGGAGAATCGTAAGATTGCCTCAATGCTTTTTGAGGTTTCAGGGATTTTTCTGGATGTGGGATGTGGTACGGGGTTACTCCTTGATATTCTGAAAGTGTCTCCGGATGAATATTGGGGTATTGACCCAAGTAGTAAGATGCTTGATGTTTTCAGAAAGAAGCATCCGGAGTATAATAATTTGTGTATTCCGTTTGAGTTGCTCAATTTAAAGTTTGCAACATTCAATAGCATTGTAGCTTTGTTCGGCTCGGCCAGTTACATTGATATTGAAGCACTGACGGATATTCCCGAAGGAAAGAATATTTTCCTCATGTTCTACAAGGAGAATTATCATCCGGTAACTTATAAACGTACCGGCTGTAATCTGGAACATTACAGTTATTCAAGGAGTGAGCTGGAGGAAAGATTTCCTCATTGTGAAGTAAGGGAGTTTGATAACTATTATATCGTGACGAACGTATGATATTGTATTCAGAGCAGAATGTATATGAAGCGGCAAAAGACCGGATAAGGAAGTTGTTTTCTATGGGGAACAGATTAGGTGTTTGTTTCTCCGGAGGCAAGGATAGTACTGCCTTATTGCACCTTACTTTGGAAGTGACAAGTGAATTGGGCATTCAAAAGTTGCCGGTTATATTTCTCGATCAGGAATGTGAGTACACATATACTGTTGAGTATATGCGTTATGTTATGTCATTGCCAGAGGTGGAACCTATTTGGGTGCAAATTCCGTTTCGGTTATGGAATGCGAACAGTGGTGACTGGTTTATCCCTTGGGAGCCAGGGAAAGTGTGGATGCGTGAGAAAGAAGATGTCTCTTTTAAGGAAAACGTCTATGGAGTCGACAGATTTAAGGATATGTTTGATGCCATCGCATATCATCACTTGGGAGGGGGTTATATATCTTTGGGAGGTGTCCGTATTGAAGAGTCACCAGCTCGTCGTGCTGGATTGACGGGAAAGGAAACCTTGCCAGGAATGACATATGGAAAACGTTGTAGCCATGGTGTTGTTATATATCCTTTGTATGATTGGTCATATCGCGATATATGGTATTACATCTTCTCCAATCGGTTGAAATACAATAAGGTCTACAACTATATCTTTTCAAAGGAACCGTTGCGTTCTGCAAGGGTATCTTCTCTTATCCATGAGAACAGTAATCAGAATATTCCTTACTTGCAAGAGATTGACCCGAAGGCTTATAATGCCATGTACATGCGTATTCCCAATGTTGGCACAACGAACCATCTTCTGTTGGATGCCTTTGAAGAGGTAAGAAACTATCCCAACTGTTTCAAGGACTGGCCGGAATATCTGCAATATCTCATAGACAATATCGTAGCTGAGAGCAAGAATAAAGTAATTTTTACCAATAATCTAAATACGGTGGTTGATAAGATTGCGGGCTGGTCTGATTCCGATCGCGTTGATATATATCGCGCCTTTGCCCGTGGTATCATCACAGAGGACTTTGAACAGACAAAGTTGAATAATAGGTTATTGGTTCATAAATCAAAGTATAAATATGGAAAAACTAAAAGAAATAATCATCCGGATGCTTGATGAAGCGCCAGACAAAATAAACTTCTTCAATGAGATAAGACAGATTTTATTCTCTCTGTCTCCTGAAAAGGCCAATCCGGTGGACCGTGTCCTCTGGGTACCGATGGATATGGTGAAGGCGAACAACTATAATCCGAACGCTGTGGCAAAGCAGGAGATGCAGCTCCTTTATACTTCCATTCGTGAAGATGGATATACACAGCCAATTGTTACGATTTGGAGTGAAGAGGAGCAAAAGTATATTATTGTCGACGGGTTTCATCGTAACCTTATCGCGCGCATGTATAAGGACATTGCCCAGCGCAATAGTGGGCGTCTTCCCATTGTTGTCATTGACAAGGATATCAACGACCGTATGGCTTCTACGGTCCGTCACAATCGTGCCCGTGGCAAACATTCCGTTGATGGCATGACAAACATCATTTATAACATGATAAAAAACGGTGAGTCGGATGCTGTTATTTGTAGAAAGCTTGGCATGGAGCCGTTGGAGCTTGTGAAGCTAAAGCATATTACCGGTTTTGCCAAGATGTTCAGGAATTATGAATACAGCAAAGCCATCAAAGAAATTGTTCATCATACAAACTTATTGGAATTATAACTATGGATATACAGAGCATTGCAATAGATAGGATTATTCCGTATTGGAATAATGCCCGGAACAATAGTAAGGCTGTTAAGCCGGTAGAAGAGTCAATAAAGAAATATGGTTTCAATCAGCCGCTTGTGTTGGATAAGAATTTTGAAATCATTGTCGGTCATACACGGTATTTTGCCCTTTTGAATCTTGGATATAAAGAGGTCCCGTGCATCATTGTGGACTTGGACGAGGAAAAGGCGCGTCAGTATCGTATCGCAGATAATAAGACATCAGAATTTGCGTCATGGGATGAAGAGAAACTGATACGTGAGCTTAGGACAATGAATGTACCTGCAGATATGCAAGACTTCTTTTTTGAACCCATAGACCAGTTACTCGGTTTTGACATGAATTTTATTCCGACAAACAATTATGTCACGGAAGAGTCGCAATCAGAAGCGGCAAAACAGGAATTCAGTGAGGAAATACATCGCCAAGAGAATGAATCTTTCAGGAAGAAGGCAGAACGTATTGAAGAAGGTCTGGAGCAGGAAAGAACTGAATATATTGAACTTGCATGTCCTCATTGTGGAGAGATTATCAGGATGAAGAAATAATATGGCGGCACCGACGGGAAATAAATTTTGGATGTTAAGGAGCAAGCATGGGAGGGATAAACTCTTTTCCACGCCAGAACTCTTATGGGAGGCGGCATGTGAGTATTTCCAATGGTGTGATGAAAATCCCTGGTTGTCCAAAAAGGCCATTCAAAAGACTGTTCCGGTAAAAAGGAAAAAAGGGAAGAAGGTGGAGACAGTCAATGAGCAACAAGTACAACAAGAAGTTTCCCCGACTTCCCGTCCGTATTCCCTAACCGGGTTCTGTATTTATGTAGGTGCTTCTTCCAAGTGGTGGAGCACTTTTCGTTCCGAATGTAGAAATAAGAATGATGAAGATTTTTTGGAGGTCATCGCACGCGTGGAGGAAACCATCGAAACGCAGCAGTTTGAGGGAGCGTGCGTTGGAGCTTTCAATGCGAATATCATTGCCCGAAAGTTAGGGCTTGCTGACAAGCAGGAGGTGGACCATACGAATGCAGGAAAAGAGTTCAAAGGATTTAATTTTCTACCATATACAGAAGATGCGGAGAAAGTCAAGTAATGGGATATAAGGTCAATATAAAGCAGAGGTTAGCCTATAACTACCTTCGTGACGATGTTACGAAGTTTCTGTGTTATGGTGGCGCTGGTGGAGGTGGAAAGTCATGGCTTGGGTGTGAATGGCTTATGCAATGTGCTTACTATCTCCCGGGCACTCGATGGTTCGCTGGCCGAAATAATTTGAAAGATAGCCGTGAGTCTATCTCTGTCACTTTCGACAAGGTGGCAAAGTGGCATCGATTCACTGATTACAAGCAGACCAATGACGGTATACTTTTGGGGAATGGGTCGGAAATCATCTTTCTTGACTTGACATATTATCCCGTCAAAGACCCGATGTATGAGCGATTGGGCTCTAAGGAGTTTACTGGAGGGTGGATTGAAGAAGCCGGGCAGGTTCACTACCTCGCATTTGAGGTTTTGAAGACGCGTATAGGACGGCACTTGAATGATGTGTATGGAATATCCGGAAAGATACTTATCACTTGCAATCCGAAGAAGAACTGGCTTTATCGTGAGTTCTATAAACCGTGGAAAGAAGGCAGGCTGGAAGCCCCATACGCTTTTATTCAAGCATTGGTGCAGGATAATCCCTACGCTACCGAGGACTACATAGATACGCTCCGTAATACCAGGGACAAAGTGACAAAGGAGCGCTTGTACTATGGTAATTGGGAGTATGACAACGACCCGACAGCACTCTGTGATTATGATGCCATTTGTGACCTATTCGCAAATGAGCACGTAAAACCGATAGGATTATCGACGGGAGCAGCTGACCTTGCCATGAAAGGACGCGACCGTTTTGTCGGGGGGCACTGGGTGGGTAATGTGTGTTATATCCGGTTAGACCAGGAATATAGCACGGGTAAATCTATTGAGACGGACCTTAAAAACATGATGATACAGTGGAAGATTCCACGTAGCATGATGATAGTTGATAGTGATGGACTTGGAAGCTACCTTGAAAGTTATTTGAATGGTATCAAAGAATTTCATGGTGGTACCCGACCGATTAATCCAGAGTACGACAACCTGAAATCTGAATGTGCATTTAAGCTTGCAGAGCTAATAAATAATCGGCAGATAAGAATTATATGTACGGAAGCGCAAAGAGAGCGCATAATGGAAGAATTGTCCGTCTTGAAGCAAGATCATATAGATGCCGATACCCGGAAGAAAGGGATAATCAGCAAGGAGAATATGAAAGATATACTCGGGCATTCTCCGGATTACCTCGACATGTTGATAATGGCAATGCTTTTTCGTATAAAACCGATACCTAAAAGACCAAAAGCAAAATTAGGACAGATATGACAGTAAAAGAGTTTTTGATATTGAGTGACGTGGCGAGCAATGCTGCTGAATTGTTGGAGCAGATAGGAAAGTTGCCTAAACCGGACTTTGTCGCAGGTGTCAGAGTTCCGGAGACTCTGAACGACCTCACCATAGGTCAGTTGATGGAACTGCAATCCGTACGCAATGTAATAGACTGTATAATGGTTCCATGTCGTGTTGTCCTCGGTTTGCCTATTGATAAGATAGAGAAGTATGAAGCAGCGGATATTTTGGGATTCTCCACATGGGTAACTAGGGAAGTTGAACGTATTACCAAGCTCTTTGAAACTACAAGCGTGGCACCGACTCCGGAAGAAAGACGTGCTGGGGTTGATAAACTTTCGTTCGGGTTGTTTGGCTTGGTGGATTACTATGCTACCCGCATGGGGATAACTGACCATGAGCAGGTAGAATGTGTTTCATGGGTGAGGGTATATAAATGCCTTGACATGGATGCAGAGAAAATACGCTATGAACGTCGATTACGGGAAATATATCAGAATAAGCAATGAATACAAGTGTAGAAAGGAAGATAGCTTCTGTTGCAGAAAAGCTGGAAGGAGTCACCTATTTGTTCGATAACTGGGCGACCGCCAATGCCAGGTTGGATAAGATGCCATTGCCGGCCATTATAAATTTGCTTCCTATATCCGGGAAATTCGTCATATCAAGAACACAGCTAAGGGATTCTCCTAACTGCATGATAGCATTTGCTGATAAGGCCAAATTTGATTTCGATGGGGTGGAGAATGATGAGGTCATTGAGAGATGCAAAGGATATGCGGTTCAGTTTATCCGTGAGTTGAATAGGAGCGAGCTGTTTGAGTGGGTGAGCGATGAGGTACCTTATTCCGTTTTCTATGATAAGCTGGATGTAAATGTTACCGGAATAGTAATAGAATTGAAATTGAAAGAGGTTCAAGGAGCGCCCATGTGCTAGTTATGGAAGATAGGAGGAAAAAGGTAAAGGCGATATTGTGTGAGGAGTTGGATAATCTTCGGCAGCGCATCATAGAAAATCATATACGGGCTGGGCAGCGTGCAAGTGGCAAAACTATCAAGAGCCTGCACGTTGTCGTGGATGATAATCATGGTACTCTTTATGGTCGTCAAGCGTTCGGAGTTCTGGAGGTGGGACGTGCCTCGGGGAAAGTACCGAAAGGATTCTATAAGATTATTCAGCAATGGATGATAGACAAGGGGATCCAAGTGGAGAGACCAAGGTCATTTGCATACCTTGTGGCCCGGAAGATAGCAACAGAGGGCACATCACTTTATCGCTCTGGTACGTACGAGGATATATATACAACGAACGTGGAGCAAACAATACGGGACATTATGGATCGTGTGTTTGGTATACTCGTTGATGATGTGACACATATAAATCTACATAGTAATGAGAACTCATAAGATAGGGGAAACAACCATAGAATATCCGGATGAAATATCTTTCTGTTTTAATCCGGTAGTGATAAACATTTACGGGCATGCTTGGGATTACGTGGAGGTGACGGTGACTGATATCGTTTCTGAAATTTCATACAAGGAGAAGAGGGCTCTGTTTAATAATGCATGCTTTTTTGATGTGTCGTTTTACATGCAGTCTACATTTGACACTGTAGAATTTGGGAAAATTGATTATTCACAGACGGTTCCGAAAGATAGCGGGGTAGGACGTGTGTTCTCTGTAGAGATTGACTTCTATTCGGACAGTTCAATATCTGAAAGTTTTCAATTCAATACGTTCATCATTTGGGGGGCAATGAAGGTGGGTGAACGGTATAATGGAAATCGTATATTGACGTGGTTTAAAAACCTTCCGTTTACGGTAGGAATGTATACGGCCGGTAATGCTAATGTGAGTGTGACCGCTGACAGCATTTCTTTACCAGCTATTACATTGTCTGAAAGAAAGGTGTATAATATTACTTTGAATGGAATTGATGCAAACAATGAGGTCGTATTGAAATTGCCGGGAACGAGTGTGGGGGCAAACGTGTTCGACAATACATTTGATTTTACTTTTCATGCATTGACGAATATGGCTGTAAACGTGAGGCTTTTAGTTGATGAATGCACGGATGGAATTTATTTACGTTGGATAAATCGTCATGGCTTTTATTGCTATTGGTTGTTTAAACGTGGTGATGAGAGCAAACAAATTGCCAATGATGGTGAATTCATTCGTAATAATATGCAAGACTATAACTATGTTAATGGCTATCATGGAGGTTCAGGACGTAAGCAGAGAAAAACAGAAGAGAATACATTGTTAGTGTGTGCTCCTTTAGTGGACTCTGAAACGTTTGACTTCTTGTTTCAACTCGCATTGTCACCCATCGTTGATATGTATGCAGGTAAAAATGTGAATGGAGTTGATAGCTGGAAGGCAGTGAATGTATCTGTTGGTAATTTCAATAAGACAAGAGCCGTATTGCAGGATTTCGTAGCAACAATCATATTACCAGAAACAAGAGTACAAAGCTTATGAGAAATGACATGCTATTTATTGATGGTAAGTTGGTAGACTTGGACGATAATACCAAGATTACACTTAATTTCAAGAGCAATATTTTTACAGACTTGAGTAAGATTGTGAGCAATAATAGTTATACAATCAAATTACCTAAGACAATAAGGAATCAACGTATCATATCGCATGCTGAGCTTCCATCCGCAGACTCCGGTTATCCTCGGAAATATCATGATGCAAGATATTTTCGTAATGGGGTAGAGGTTATTCCAACTGCTAAGGCTGTACTTATATCTATATCTGATAAGATTGAGATTGCCATGACGTGGGGAAATATAACAGCACTATCATCAATGCTTGAAAGTGGAAAAAGCCTGAGAGATATGGATGCTGGTGAATATGTGGGAGGTATATATTATCCGAAATATATTGAATGGAAAGATTGGGGAGAAAATGATCGTGTATATCCAAAGGTTGACTATGGTTTCAGAAATGGAGATTCAATGGTGTGGTATCATCCTGTTCAGTCTGTAAAACAAATCATGGAATACATAGAAGAGGATAACGGCATATCTTTTATTTTTCCAAAAGACAAAGAGGCTTTATTAGAAAACATGTTTGTTCCATTATTGGAAAAAAATCCAAGCGAAGAGTATGCAGAAATCGAAGCTATAACCGTTGATTTAAAGGGTGTTGCAGAGGATAGGGCTGACAAGACAAACATATACTTCAACGATATGGGAAATGTTGGTTCGTTTTATGGAAACCTTGCAGTAATAGGAAACGGAGTGAGTGGAGGATATTACAATGGCTATAGGTCTAAAGTCATAAATGCTGTACCTAAGATATCGGGTAATTTTAAAGTTAAAGTAAATACAAATGTGGCTCCATTATCTGCTACATTGGAAGTTTATAATTACAACTTCAATGAAGTCGGTAGCGAACTGGATACAAGTACTGTACTTACAATTCCATTACTGAATGTAAATTTTATAAGTGACGGTGTATATGAGGTCTTGTTTCAATTTGAGAATAGGCAAACAGAGATGCTTTCTACTCTACATTCTTCTATTCCTCATCTGAAATTTGCTTTGCAGAATATAGGCAAGCCATCTGATGTCGTTTCTATTAGCGGCACGTTGAAGATAACGAATATAGAGCAAGAAATATTATTGGGTGGTAGATATTGGATAATACCTAATCTGCCAGATATAAAGCAGTCTGATTTTATTAAAGCTATATCGGCAATCATAGGTACTTTCCCTTTGTTCACAGAAAGTAACGGCCTTGTGTTTGTATCATTTGATACAATTATGTCTAATAAGGCGAAAGCGTTGGATTGGACCCGTAGGCTGGTTGCTACATATAAAGATAATAAACCTAATGCGATTGCCTATTCTCTTGATGATTTTTCTCAAAAGAATTTTTATAGATGGAAGGAGGATGATACGGTAGTGGGGAAATATGATGGGTATTTGTTTGTAGAAAACGAAACGATAGAAAGTGAAAGAGATGTTGTTGAATTGCCGTTTGCTGCCAGTGACCAATTCTCGGATGTAGCCAAGATACCAATATATTCATATGATGAGGAAGGTAATTTGGAATACAATTCAGTTGAGCCAAGATTATTGGCTTATAATGGTGTGAAAGGGGTATTTACTGGTCTTGATTGGAATACACTCCTTTCTATGTATTACCAAACATACCAATCTATCATACGAAGGCCTATTGTTATTACAGAAAAGATAGAAATAAATGATATTGAGTTGAGAGACTTGGATATGACTGTTCCAATTTATTTGGCCCAATATGGTAGATATTATGCCATTATTTCCATTAAGGCGGAAGATACGGGAATATGTGAATGTAAATTGTTACAATTGGAGGTGTAGTTATGGGAAATGCGGAAGAGAAAATATTAGAGATTAAAGTGAGGTATGATAAAGCCATTACTAAGATAGCTGAATACAGTACTGAACTTGATAAATTAAAAGCAAGGGAAAAGCAGTTGAAGGAGGATGTGAGTAAAGGGCGGATAGAGAGGGAAAAATACAACTTAATGATGGCAGAAACAAAGATAGCCGCCAAAGAATACACCGAATCTATCCGTGTATTGAATAAGCAAATTCAAAATGAACGTAAAGAGCAGACAGAGATGGAAGGAAGCCTTGTTAGGTTGCGGGCTGAGCTTTCCAATCTTACCGCTGCTTATGACAGATTAAGTCGTGTAGAGCGTGAGGGAGTCAAAGGCAAAGAGCTGCAAGATAAGATAAATGCCATTACCGATGAACTGAAAGGTGCGGAAGAAGAAACGCAGCGCTTTTATCGGAATGTAGGAAACTATGAAGCTGCTATTTTAAAGGCTGCACAATCAAATATCCCATTTCTTGATTCAATTATTAAAATGCAAACAGAACTTGGGGGAGTGAAACAAGCTTTTAATGTTGGGAAAACAGCTGTTATAGGATTTAGTAAGCAATTATTAGCTTTACTGACGAATCCGATAGTTGCTATTCTTGCTAGTATTGCTGCAGCGATAATGCTTGTATCCAAAGCTATTAATTCCAGTGAAGAAGCGTCAAATCGTTGGAACATTATTACTGCTCCATTATCAAGGTCACTTGATTTTCTTTTGAACATAGTTCAACGATTAGCGGGAGGTATTCTATCTGTTGTCGAGTCTGGAGCAAAGATGATTGGATGGATAGCTAAGATGGCAGAAAAATTGCCTGGCATAGGAAAGTATATCAGGGACATTAACGATGCCAATAGAGAGGCTATCAAACTGGCTAAGGAAGAAGCAGCCATAGCAAAACAAGCGCGAACGGACCAAGTACAGAATGCTAAAGACCAGCTGGAGGTCGCACGTTTGCGCCAGCAGGCGAAAGACAAGGAGGAGTTCACGGCAGAGGAGAGACTTGCTTTCGTAAAGCAGGCTAATAAGCTTGAAGAGGAGCAGGCAAAGCGGAATGTGGATTTGGCAACGAGAGAGTTTGAGCTTCTTCGTAAGCGTTCAGAATGGGCAGAAAATGATGCAGAGACAAATGATAAGTTGGCTGAACTTGAAGCTGCAAAATACAATGCGGAGAAGGAGTATTTCTCTAAAACTATGGAATTACTTGAGCAGGAGAATACGATTAGAGGAGAAATAGTCACAGTGCAGAAAGCTGTGGCAGAGAAAGTGGCTGCCATCAAAGAAAAAGAGCGCGAGGAAATCCGAAAAGCAGAAGATGAAGCCTTGAAGATAGTCAAGGATGCCCAAGAAAAACAATTTATTGAGACTAAGAGAGTGTATGAGCGTCAGATAGAGGATTTACGCATTCGTTTACGTACTGAAATAGGTCTTACAGCAACTATGCGCCAAGCACTCAATCAGCAGATCATTGCACTTGAACAGCAAAAAAATGATGCATTACAGCAATTATCGGAAGAACAACTGATGAAGGAGGTGGAGAACCGGCAGAAACTAATCTCTCTGCAACTTGAATCCGTAAAAGCTGGAAGTGAGCAGGAGTACCAACTAAAGATGCAGCAACTTGTTGCCCAACGTGACGTAGAACTCCGTCAGAAAGAGCTTACTGAACAGATGAAGCTTGCTATTACGGAGAAGTACAATAAAGAGATTGATGATTTGTCCGTTCAACATGAGAATGATACAGCAAAGAAACAAGCTGATGCACTCAAACTTCGATTGGATAATGAATTGGCAGAAGCTAAATTGAATGGAGATAGTGAACTTGAGCTTCTTCGTATGCAGGAACAGCAGAAGCTTGAACTGAAAGACAGCTTGAGACGGATGGGAGAGGAGAGTGATGCCGAATTCCGGGCCAGGCAGCTTGCTGCAGACCAAGAATACTTGAATGCAAAGCAGGCGGTCATTGACAAGGAAGTGGAGATGCAGCAAAATAAAGGTGAATCCCTTTCTGTCTTGGCAGGGAATCTTTCTGATTTGTTGGAACAAGCGGCAGGAGATAACGAGAATATGGCTCAGTTGGCGAAAATACTGGCTATTGCGGAGGTTTCTATTGCACAAGGGGTAGCCATTGCCAAAGCCGTAGAAACAGCTACCCGCTCATCTGCAACATGGATTGACATGCTTGCTGCGATAGGTACTGTAGTGGCATCTGTAACTACTGTTATGGGAAAGGCTATGAAATCGGTGAAAAGTGCTAAATTTGCACAAGGAGGTAAAGTTGAAGGGCCAGGTTCCGGTACAAGCGATTCCATACCTGCTATGTTGTCCAACGGTGAAAGTGTAATGACGGCTGCTGCAACCTCGATGTTTGCTCCGTTATTGTCGGCTTTCAATCAGATAGGAGGAGGTATTCCCATTAATGTAACAGCTTCTTCCAATCAGGCGTTAGGAGAGGACATGCTGGCCAAAGCTGTTGCAAAAGGTATGATGATGGCGCCTGCTCCGGTGGTTTCTGTGGAAGAGTTTACCTCTGTTGCTAATAGGGTTAAGTACGTTGAAAATCTTGGTAGTATATGAAAGCATATGAACTATTGATATTGAATAAAAGTCTTCTTCAAATGATGGGGGACGCTTCGCTTGATGTCGGGGATGTGAAATATATTCCCGTGTATCAAGAGTATGTCCGTCTGTCAAAGGAGGGGCATAAAAAGACTTATATCATGCAATATTTATCCGATGAGTATAATATTGCGGAAAGGACAATTTATCGGATAATAGATAAGTTCTCAAGTAAAGTGGATATTTAGGGGCGGAATTATTCCGCCCTTTTTTTGTTTTGAAAAAGTTGCTGACAAAGCGTGTCAGTGGAATAGACTTCTTATTTTCTTCAAGCCGTATCATGTTTTCTACCTTTGTTACAAACAATTATGTGATATGGCTAAATTATACATTAACAAGGACATTGTAGCCGATAAGGATAAAATGGAAAATTGGTATTTGACCGGTGACGAGGGGCTTTCGTTTCCGGATATCCAATACTTCCTTTCATGGCTTGACCCGGCTGACCCTAAAATTGACATTGAAATCCATTCGTGTGGCGGTGATACAGTTGAGGGGTATGCTATTTATGATGCATTACGTGCGTCAGGTAAGGAAATATCTTGTACCGTTGTTGGACGATGTGCTTCTATGGCTACCATCATTTTGCTTTCTGCTCCACTTGAACGCAGAAAAGCTTATCCTCATGCAAAGTTTCTCATCCACAAACCATATTTGGCTAGATATGATGATTTATTGGACCTTGAAACTATAGAATCCATCAAATCAAGTCTGGAAGCGGAAAAGGATAAGATGATGGCTGTATATGTTGAACGGACAGGAGTTGAATCGACCATTTTGGAGGTCCAGATGAACAAGGAGGCATGGTTTGGCGGTGAGGTTGCAAAACAACTTGGATTTATATCTGATGTTCTTATACCGACTACAGCAAAAGGAACTGATTATAAACTTAATAGTGAGAAAATGAACAAAGAAAAACAAGTAACGGTAAAGCAATCTATCATTGACAGACTGCTTGCGAAATGTGGCTACCAGAAGATAGAAGACATTCTGGTAGTATCTATGGAACTGACAGATGCCGAAGGTAATACACTGACGGTGGAACGTGAAGAAGGAGAACCGCAAGTGGGAGATGCGGCATCCCCCGATGGCGAGCATGTTATGCCCGATGGTAAGACTATCATTGTAACAGACGGAGTGATTACAGAAATCAAAGACCCGGAAGAAGCAAACGGTGATGAGGAGATTGAAGCTTTAAAGGCGCGCATTGAAGAACTTGAAGAGGAAAATGCGGCATTGAAAACCAATGCCCGTACAGTTGAGGACAATAAGATACTGAATGCTGTAAAGATGGCAGGGGGTGAGAATTGGCTAGCAAAACATTGTTCAACCTATAGAGTCTCTTTGCGTACCCAATCCTTCAAGAATACTGTTGAGACACAAGCAAGTGCAGAGGAGACACCTATTCAAAGAAAATTGAGAGAGGAAAGGGAGAAGAGAGCTAAAAAGTAAAGAAAGGAGAATTGAGTATGTCTATTTTAGATTTTTCAAAATTGACGCCAGACAATCAGGCGGTGAAAGATTTGAAAGACTTGATTGAACTGACAGTCTTTCAAAATGAGGATATGGAGCGTTTTATGACGTTCATGCCTAAAGTGACCAATGGCAAGAAAGTTGGCTTCATCGGTGAGATGGAGGATGTAGGTATCGCAGGCGCTGGATGTGACCCTGAATATCAAAAAGTGGCTATCGCTGCCGCCCAGAAAGTATGGGAAATTGGTGACTGGCAAGTTCCGTTGGAAATGTGCTATGAGGATTTGGAGAATACTATTGCAAAGTACTGCTTGAAGACCGGTACCAATATTGCGGACCTTACCTCTACTGAATATATGGATGGGATTGTCCTTCCAAAACTGACGGAAGCAATGATGAAAATGTTATGGCGCTTCACTTGGTTTGGAGACAAGGATGCCGCTAATATTGACGGTTCCGGTCAAATTACGGATGGATTGAATGTAGAATTGTTCAAGACATGTGACGGTTTCTTTAAACGCCTGTTTGCCATATGTGCAGAGAATTCCGGTCAGCATACCGTTATATCAGCCAACTCTGAAGCATCTTATGCTTTGCAGAAGTCCAAGATGAAAGAATTGGGGGCTGCTACATCTGTGTTTGACACGATGCTTGAAGATGCGGATAGCCGTATTTTCCAGAAGTCCGGACATGCTATTTTTGCTACAAAATCATTATGTGATTCTTTGTCACGTGATGTGAGGGAGAAATATAAGGTTATTATGCCTTGGACGGTCATTTTTGACGGCCTTGAAGTAGGAGAGTATGACGGCGTTACGGTCGTAAAATGTTCTATTTGGGATAGATTTATTCAAGCGTATCAGAACGATAAAACGAAACTGAACCTTCCTCACCGTGCGGTTCTATGTTCTCCGGACAATTTAATGTACGGTTGTGAAGGCGATAACCCGATATCTGACCTTGATATCTGGTTTGAAAGAAAACCCCGTAAGAATTATATCTATTCTACTGGTAAACTCGGTTCTATGATTGGCGAGGACAACTTGGTGCAAGTAGCATATTGACAAAAGGAGGTATTCTATGGGAGTATGTGATGATATTTTAAAGAAAGATATTGTTCCGTCGTGTGATGATCCAGTAGTACAAGGATTGGAGCAGGAAGGGGTAATAATGAATCGTGCGGATGTGGACTTTGCAGCCACAGTATTCAATTCTACAAAAAAGAATGTGATTGAAACGCTGGCTATGAAAACCGGGAAGAAGGCTTATAAGGTTGTTGTTCCTGGTAAAAATCCATTTACGGGTACAAAGACCTCATTAGTGGCTGGCACATATCGTAGTTCGTTTACCAATACTGTCGCGATTGTGATATTGGCAAACGACCCGGATGTATGCGCTGATGTTATTGACGGATTGGCTAACGGTACCTATGTTGTGGTGTTGGAGAATAAATATAAGGGTTTACAGAAAGAAGGAAACCCTGGTGATGCCGCTTTTCAGGTGTATGGTTACTACCAAGGGCTTACAGCTACAGCTATCGACAACGATAAGTATAGCGAGGATACTGAAGGTGGATGGGCTGTTACCTTGGAAGAGCAGAAAACGCCTAAATCTGCATTATTCTTGTTCAAGACGAGTTATGAAGCAACTAAGACTGCTGTCAACACTTTGACGGCTGAACCGGCAGCATAGGAGGGAATATGCTTGTCTTGGAGATGGTTGATAAGTTGAAGAGATTGGGGGATAAGGTCTCCCTTTCTTCTTCTGATAAATCAGACATTGAACTGATGTTTCATGAAGTTCTTGGTAGGACATTTACCAAGACCTCATGTGGTGATTGCTATCGTGACGCTGTGATTGAAATGTATTCGTACTTAAAAAGATATGGAAAAATGAAAGAAAAATCAAGTTATGCATTGAAAAATGGTGTATTGCTCCAAGTAGGCTTTGGAAGTAGTGAAATGTACACCAACAACAATCTTACTGACGAAGCGGCAGAAAGGTATCTTGCGGAAAATCCTAAAGGGATAGTCTTTTTTGCTTCAACGCCTTCCGATTGGGAGAAAAGGGTTGAAAGACGGATGAGTCCTGCTTTACCATTGGATGAAACTTTGGTTTCAGAATTGGTGAAAGCCTTTGAAGTGGAAGGTGCTACTTCTGAGATTGTGAGAGATGCGTTCAAGACTTATAAACTGAACGGGAAGAAAGTTACAGCTAAAGTATTGGATGCTCATATTAAAGAGGCTCAATCTGTAGTTGACTCTAAGCAGACTATAGAAGCCGTAGAAACGGTGAAATAAAGAATAACCTCACGGAACGATGAACGTAAATGAATTAAAGAAGAAGAGTAATAGGCGTGTTGACACGAGCTATTTACGTAATCTTGGCATCCAAAGCTACGGTGATGATAATTTATATCCCCAACATCTAAGAAATATTATCGCTGCGAGTTCAACGGGTAGCGAATGTGCGGAACGTTATGCCAATTTCATAGAGGGAAATGGGTTCCGTGAGGTTGCTTTTTCTGAATATGTGGTTAACCGCCGTGGAGATACGGCAGATGACATCCATGCTTTCGTCTGTAAGGATGTTGCTGATTATGATGGGATGGCGATACATGTTAATTATAATATGTTCGCAGATATAGTGGAAGTACAGCACATCCCCTTTGAAAATTGCCGTTTGTTGGAGGAAGATGAATCTGGATATATTGCAAAAATCGCAATTCATCCGGATTGGACAGGAAAGAAAACCCGTCAGGGAAAAGCCATAAAGGTAGTACAAGAAAATGTGGAGTTTATAGATGTATTTAATCCACGTAAGGAGGTGGTTTATGCACAAATTCGGGCTGCCGGAGGAATTGAAAACTATAAGGGGCAGATACTATGGATTAGCAACACTGGGAAATTCGTGTATCCTATCGGAAGAGCTGACCGTGTGATTACGGAAATGAGTACGGATGAGGGATTAGCCAATGTGAAGTATCGTAATGTGCGTTGTAACTTCATGCCTTCCGGGATGATAATTACAAAGAAAGGTGCTTCTTCGGTACGTTTTGATGAAAACGGAAATCCTATAAAAGAGGATAGGGCTAATGAAGATACTGGTTTTTCTGATACTATCGTGCAATTACAAGGAGACACCAATGCGACAAAGGTCTTAGAGGTAACCTTGGAATCTGATGAAGAAAGACCGGAGTTTGTGGATATTAGTCCTAAAAATTATGATAAGGAGTTTACCGTTACTGATGCCAGTGTGGTTGAACGTATTTATTCAGCTTTCGGGCAGGAGCCTTGGTATTGTATCCGGATTGGTAAGGTTGGTTTTTCTGGGGATATATTGGAAGATGCTTTTGAATACTATAACTCTATTGTGTCAAAGCAACAACGTATGATTGAACGGGCTTTTCAGAAAATTTTTGCACATTGGTATGAACCTCTCAATCCCTCCAATGACTTTAGTGTACAACCTCTTAAATATATAAGAAATGCTGAAGTGCCTAATAACAACAGATGAGATATATAAGTTGGCTCGTACGATGTCAATACACATCGATACGGAAAAGATAGAAGCATATATTCGGGAGTCGGAGAACATTGATTTGAAGTCAGCTTTGGGTGATGCTTTATTCTTAGATGTGAAAGAACATCCGGAAAATTATAGTGAGTTGCTTAATGGTAGTTCCTATACCATAGAATGTGAAGGCAAACGTTCCTTTGTAGGGCTGAAAACGACATTGGCATATTATACCTATGCTCGTATCGTGAAAAATGGAGATGGAAATGTCACCCGTTTTGGATTTGTCAATAAAGATAACGAGTATTCGTCGCGTTCTGATTTTAAGGAGAAACTTATGGCTTATAATGATGCTTTCTCTGTTGCTGATAGGTATATGAAAGAATGTGTTCGGTATTTGAATGATAACAAAAAAGACTTTCCGCTGTATAGGGGAAATGGAGGGATTAATGCTAATCGTGTAACTTTTAGAGTACTTGGTGAATAATGCCTGATACACTTGACATATTAAGGAAACTTGCTCTACAGATAAGGAACGCTTCTTCTGAGGGAGAGAATACCGCAGAGAGGGTTGGCCGCACGCTGGTCGGAATCTTGAATCTGTTATCCAAATACTCCCCTGAAGAATTGGAGAAGATTTTTCTGAGGAAAGACCGAGCTGACGGCACTCCCTTCCCCATAACCTTCGGAGATTGGGTCAAGTTCGGTGAGTTCATCAGTGGCATTTCCGGAGGTTGTATCGATAAGAATGGCATCCTTGAAATGGAAGAAGGCATTTTCCGCAAACGTCTGTTTGTTCCGGAGATTGCCTATAACCGTGTGACCTATTTCAAAGGCAGGATGTGCGCCTCTCCCGGAGGTGGATGTACGGTCAAGGAATGGACGGACAACGGTGACGGCAGCTACACCATAACTCCAGACTTGACGGATGCCGACGGGCTGAGCCAGTTTATCGATGACATTCTGACCACTTATTTCGTCACCAAGAACGCCGAAGGCAAGTTGCAGGGGTTCGAGGAGATGAAATTCCGGGTGACTTCCGCAGACTATACAGCCAAGACATTCGTCATGACGCCGAAGCCAGGTACTGACTGGAAGCCGGGGGATGTGATGGTATTGGCACAGACGGGTAACTTTACAGATGAGGATAGGCAGACGTACATCCTGATTGATACGGTGGGCGGCAACAACTGCATTACTTTTTTTGACCGCGCCAATACATGGGATGTCGAGCCGGCACAAGAGATGTCGTGGATTGGCAAGAAGAAAGGCCGTACCGTACATGGCATTCCTGCAGACAACTACTCGGCTGTTTTTCGCCACGTCATCATGTCCGGCAAGATATTCCAGGTGGATGACATCACCGGCGAGGCTTTCCGGGTGCCATTGTTCAAAGGGACGTGGAAGAAGGGTGAGAAGTATGCCTATTACGATGAGGTGACGCATAACGGCAGCTCCTGGATATGTGTAAACGAGAAAGGCACGTCTACAGAACCGGCAGACGGTAATGCCGACTGGCTGAAATATGCGGCCAAGGGAGAAAGTGGCAAGGGTATCAAGTCTACCGATGTGGAATACGCGATATCGGTGTCTAATGTCATTGCCCCGGTGGACGGTTGGCAGACTACCTCCCCTGAATGGGAAGCCGGCAAGTATATCTGGTCGCGGACGAAGATTGTCTATTCTGATGGCGAAGTCAAGTACACACAAGCGGCTTGTATCAGTGGTGGGCAGGGAGCCGACGGCAAGGGCATCAAGTCCATCACGGAGGAATACTACCTCTCCTCTTCATCGGCCACCACAACCGGAGGCGAGTGGCAGACAGACTCTCCGGCATGGAAAAACGGATGGTATATCTGGACCCGGACAAGGATAGTCTTTACTGACGGTACTTCCACCACAACGAACGCCATCTGTGTGACTGGCAGCAAGGGTGCAGACGGTACAAGCATCACCAACTGCGGTGAATGGGAAACCGGAAAGTATATACCTTACATGGGTATTACCAAGATGGCCGGACGTGTCTTTTTATGTGTCGCTCCTGATGGTACCGACAATCCTCCGATGTGGACTCAGACGACCAATGAGGGAAGACGCATCCTGCAGACGCAGAACGGCGGCAAGTCCTACGGTTATACCATTACCGGGGACTTGAACACGGCCGAGTATGAACTGCTGGTGGAGAACGGCCAGGACGGACGCGACGGTAGGGATTATGAGTGGATATTCAAGCATACGACAGAGAATATCGCTCCGGCAACCCCTGCCACCTCGCAGGTGGATGACTATGTTCCGTCCGGCTGGCACGATGACCCGATTGGGGTGAGCGAGAGCCTGCCATACGAGTGGGCTTGCTGCCGAACTAAGAAGGACGGTGTATGGAGCGCATTCAGTCCGGCCGCCATCTGGGCCAAGTGGGGCTTTGACGGCGAGTCGGCCATTGTAGCCGATTTCGACAACGAGATGGAAAGCATTGCCTTGACATATGAGGGGAAAACCGTTGCGCAGTCTGTGCTCAAAACGACCGTCGGCATGTGGTATGGTACGAAGAAGCTACAGCTCAAGTCCATATCATGCGTGACCCCTGCCGGTGTGACGGAGAGCTACAATGTCAATACGGGGGTGATAGCGTTTACCGTGGCTTCCGGCATTTCGATGCCTGCACGCTCAGAGGTCAGGATAACCGTTACGGCTACGGTACAGGATACGGACATAAGCCGTGAGTTGGTGTTCACCATTACCGGGGTGCGTGCCGGTAGTCCAGGCAGTGATGCGGTACTCTATAGGCTGGTGCCTTCCGTTTCTTCAGTCAGCAAACGGAAGGACGGCACTTATAGTGTAGCCGGGGTGTCATGTACACGTACCAAGTCTGTAGGCGGTAGCACTTCCATCACGACGGATGGCGTACTGAAATACAGTAAGGACGGTGGTTCGGAGGTCGAGATACAGAACGGCACGGCCATTTCCCCGAAGAACTTCACGACGCAGCTGCAGTTCGTGTTCTACATGGGTGGGCAGGTCGTGGACCGGGAAACTATACCCATGGTTGTGGATGGCAACGACGGTAATCCTGGAAAACCTGGCGGTGACGGCGAATCCGTCAAGGCTGGCGGTGAGTGGTGCACAGCTAAAACTCCATTCAAAAAGCTCACCATCTGCACGATGGGTGGCCGGTCATGGCTCTCAAAGGTTGATACTTCGAATCCACCTCTATGGACAGTCAATGACAGTCAGGATAGGCGCATCCTACAGACACAGAACGGCGGCAAGTCCTACGGTTATATTATTACCGAAGAAGTGAATACCGACGAATGGGAACAACTGACATCAGACGGCGGCATGGTCTATCTCATCAGTACATGCAGCAATATACGGGTGAGCAGTGCCGGGTCGCTTGTTCCTTCGGCTTTCCGCGTCTATGCCAAGCGGACGCTTGGTAGCGCCACATTGACTTATCCGGACGGATATCTGGCCGCACGGGGGTACAGCAACGGGATATGGAGCGCCATCGCAGGGCCTTCGAGGGCTTCCGAGATTACGGTCAACGCTTCTGCAGGGTATTCAACGTTTTCAGTCCGCTGTTATCAGAGCCAGGCGGACGCTTCGGCATGGAATGACAGTTTCATTGCGGAGATATCAGTGGGTGTCAGCTATGACGGAGCAAGCGGACGAGACGCCAGCGAGCCGCGTCCGAGAGGTTTTTTCGCCAAAGGCAACACATATGTCTGGAATGAAGATTACCATGACATCGTACTGGCCACATTCAACAATCGAACCATTCCGTTTCGGGTACGGGCTTACGGTACGTCGGTCACTGTCGCACCTACCTCGATAGACGGTGATGCTAATTGGGAGGCGGCACAGCAGTATATGTTTGTGGCTATGGATATGGCTTTAGCGAGAAAGATACGTGCCGATGAAATCTATGTGGATGATTTGGTGGTACAGAATGTGCTGGCAAGGGATAAGAATGGAAATGTCACTTGTAGCATTGATGGTGAGACTGGAGAAGTCAATGTTCAAGGAAAAATTACAGCGACAGCGGCATTCATAAAGATACATGGGTTTAGTTCCAATGAAGGCTACTTTTACCTGAACCCCAATTTTGGTTCGGATTTTGGCAATGGGCGTCCCAGTAGAATAGGCCAAAGTGAATACATGCTTCCCAGCTCTGCCCAATGTGTGGGTATGAAAATATCCTTGATCATATATAATAATTCTTCAGGGAGCACATATGGCTATGTGTCAGTTGTGACATCGGACGGATTTAATGATATGGAGTTGGTTGACGGTCAATACCATTATTGCAATAAGGCTCATATCACAGACCCTGGTGTTTATGAATTCATATCATTGGGAGGAGTCTGGATTTCAACCAATAAAAATGGCATTTCGTATTCGTATGCTGATTTGGGTGACCATGATTACGAAAACCCGGTTAATTAACAAACTAATATAAATGGAAAGATGTATGAAAGTTTTTTATGAAAGCAAGTTAGCAAAATGGCTGCTGTGGCAGGGCTACAGCACCATCACATTGGGATGTTTCGTCTTCACCAAGAAAAGCAAGGAGGAGATGAAGCAGAGTACACTTAACCATGAGGCGATTCATGTGCGCCAATGGGAGGAATGCATGATTGCATCGGCTGTGTTGCTGACATTAATCATGCTGTTTACTGGATTCAACTTATGGGTATATCTGCTATGCCCGTTGTGGTTCTACCTCCAGTATGGGTTGGAGTATGTGATTTCCTACGTGTATCACTTATGCCGTAACCGGTGCTGGGTGAATGTAGGTGATAAGGCTTACGGAAATTCCGCGTTTGAAATGGAAGCGGAAGCTAACGAAGAGGTAGACGGTTATCTTGATGTGAGAACGCCTTTTGAGTTCTTCAAATATTACGGAAAAATTTGATTTATAATTTACAAAACGAGTTAATTATTAAAATGTTAAATCGGGTAATATTTCCATCCGGAAATTATGCCCATTAAATATGTTAAGTATGGCAGAGAAACAAGACATACCGATGAACCAGT